TTTATTCATCCACCACGTAGTCCCTGTCTCACACCACAGAAGGGGCGAGGAGAGATCAGCAAACAGAAGAGAGAACTTATGTGCTTTATGTGGAGAATGTCACTCCTGGGCCGATCACATGGCTTTAGAGAAGGGTGTTTATCTTAATGAGATAATTGATATGCGACCAGGGGTATCCTATCCTCTTTCTAGGACTGGTGATTAATTTTGTAAATATTTTTGCACCCTAAGCGTAAAACCGTCCTCCATCTCAAGGCTCTCTATCGAGTAGTTTTTTCTATCTACTAATTTTTCCATTAAGTCCCTCATTCTCTTCGAGATCACATCAATCGAAAGCCGTTCTCTTAAGAGTGGGTGAATGTTCATAATATCTGCATAGTGGCTCAGCTGACTATTCTTATACCTCATTGTTGATTTAGGGTCTGTATGTCCAACCAAGACAGCTACGTCTAAAAAGTCTACTCCAGACTCTAGCATTGTTGTGATAAATGAATGCCTAAACAAATGATTCCAAACTGGTTTTTTTATTCCAACCGCCAGAGCCCTTCTTTTCAGATCAAGATTTACCTGTTGTAGATCGAGTTTTCCACCCCTGGCAGAAGTGAATACAAATTCGTTGCTACTTATATCTTTTAATAACTCCATTATGAATGGAGCAATTGGGACTAATCTATCTGAATTGTTCTTTGTGTCTCTGAAGACTACATAGCACGGGCTTTCTTGGAGATCGCTTTTCCGTAGCTCTAATGCTTCACCAATTCTACATCCTGTAGTTCCTAAAAAGAGGACTAATGCTCGTTGTCTTTTATTAATAAATTCAGACATTTTTTGATATGAGATTTCCACCTCAGCAATCGCTTGAATTTCATCAGGAGATAGTATTTCGAAATTAATCTTCTTAGATGTAGGGAAGTATGAGTATTCTTTAAACTCTCTCTGGTCAAAGTACTTATCGAGATATTTAGCCAATGTTATATAGCCATTGAGATAAGAGGGGGCAGCCCCAAGCTCTTTTTTATACGAAATGAACTCATTGAAAGTTTTTTTGTTAAATGGGAGATTGTTTTGTGAGAGGTAATTAGTAAGGACGAAAAAACGAGAGCGTAACGACTGGACAGAGGACGCTTTCTCAGATAGCTTTAATTCGATAAAGAAATAGTTGTGCAGGGCAGCCCACAACTCTGGCTTTAAGTACATATAGGCTATTCTGAGTTTTCATAAATTTTTCTGCTTGACAAGGATATTACAGTATGATAATTTTAATATCAACAGAGCAAATAACCCTCTAGATAGATCGGTTGACCACCTTGGCTACCTCAGCTAGAAAGTCAGATCTATTTAAGAGTTAAAAACTCAGAAAATAGATATGGATTATAGCAATAAAACCCCAAAACCTCAACATGGAGCACAAAGAAAACCAATTTCTCGCCAAAAGAAAATGCACCTCGCTCTTGCCATTATGCACCTTAAAGCAGTTGAAGAATCTGAATTAGCTGACTTTGTCGGAATGACAAGAAATAACCTCCGATACCACTATAACAAAATTTATAAAAAGAATGATACCAAAAGTTAACACTATGTATATGGAAATGCTTACAGAAAGAAACACTCGATTGGAGCAAATCGCTTCAGGGTTAAATCGAGCAGGGATATGGTCTGACTCAATTCAACTCGCAGTTGATGACAATAACGATGCAGATGACGAATACAGGTTTATAGGAGGTGAAATATGAAAGGAATAGTAAATATACATGGAAAGGATTATGTAACAGTAGCTAAGAGAGTTGAGGATGCTCATGCAGCAGTAGATAAAAATCTCTCAATTGAGACACAGTTGATACAAAACGATCCCGTCTTATTTAAGGCTACAGTCTCAACACCAAAGGGAATCTATACAGGATATAGCGCAGCATATAACGATCCTAAAAAACCTATTGAAAAGCAGAGTCCTTATGAAGTAGCTGAGACCTCAGCAGTTGGAAGAGCATTAGGATTTGCAGGGTATGGATTAGTAGGAGATATAGCTTCAGCTGATGAAATGATTAAAGCAACCTCAATCAGCGCACCAGTCGGAGAAGTAAGGGTAAAGACTGAAGATGATGGATATGAGCACCCAGCTGATACTGTAGATAGTGAAGTAAAAATGTGCTCAGAACACGGAGAATTAGTCCCTATGGTAAAAGGACATGCTAAAGCTACAGGCAGAGAGTATTGGTCTCATAAAGATCCAGTGACCACCCGCATATGTTATGGACAAGGGTGGAAGTAATAGCAGGGTAAAGTTACTTGTTTGCTGGCCGCAAACGGAGGCAAATAGAAGTGGGGGGACTCGGGCAGGGTCCTCCCACAGGTAGGAACATATGGAAATTAAAACAATAAAAGACGTACAGATTTATTTCACTCAATTTAAAGAGTTCGAAGACAACAGTAGATTCGAGCCAAGAGATGATCTTAAGCCCTCGAAGAGATTAGTTAAGGTAGTAGAGTTCTATAGGACACGAAAAGAAGAATAAATAAATTCCTATAGTGAAGTTGGATGCACTATGAATACTTGGATAAAACTATACAGATCAATACTGGATGACCCACAGCTTCTTAAAGGCGATATCTTGAAGGTTTGGGTATGGATACTTCTGACTGTAGATCATCGAACAGGGTCTATGACAACAGGTAGAAAGAAGGCAGCTGAAATATTAGGCATGAAAGCGAGCACTTTATACTCAGTATTGAAGAGGTTAAAAGTTCAACAGAGAATTGACACAGTTTCAACACCTACATATACAACGATTAGCGTGTTAAACTGGGCTAAATTCCAACAAGAAAATAAAGTTCAACAGAGATTCAACAGAGATTCGTCACAATTACAAGAAGAAGAATATAATAATACTAGAGAGATAGGGAAAACTTCTAACTTGAGTAATCCAGATTACTTGATAAATATCCCACTAGATGACATCTCTGCATTACGAGAAAAAACTAACGCTACTGAAGCTCATGTTCGTAGCAAGGGAGAAGATCTGTACAACTGGTACCTCGGAAATCCCAAGAAAAATAAGAAGCTTAACTGGAGAGCCACCCTAAGAAATGCAATCAAGAAAGACTTCCCCTTAATCGAGGCACACACTGACAAGTTTTTGGACTACTCTGATGCTAAATCGAAAGGACTAGCATGGTGAATACACTTGAACAAGTTTTTAGCCAAATCGAAGCTGAGAAGGGAAGCCTGGAGTTTATGAGGACTGGCTTCAAAGCGGTTGACGAGCTACTTGACGGAGGATTTCTTAAGAAAGAATTGATTGTTGTAGGAGCCTTCACGGGTACAGGAAAATCTTACTTAGCTGGTCAGCTGATGACAAGCATCGCTTCCCAGGGATTCAGGTCTGCCTACTTCTCCCTTGAGATTGGGAATAAAATGATTGTTTCGAGAATGCTTGGAGCCATTTCAAACATAAAGCCCACAAGAATCCAGACTGGTCTCCTCTCACAAGAAGAGTTTGAGATTAAGTCTAAAGCTAAAGCACAGTTGCTCTCGATCTCAGATTATTTATTCTTCTACGATGACATTTATGAGCTGGATGTTCTAAAGAAGGAGATTAAAGATAAAAAGTATGATTTTGTCATTGTAGATTTTCTTCAGAACATTGTGAGTAAGGGAGAGAACGAAAACATCAGATTAAACACGATTTGCATTGAACTTCAGAGGCTAGCGAAAGAAGTTGATTGTACGATTTTAGCACTATCCCAGCTCTCAAATATTGCTGCTCGTGAGGGATCAGGTAGTAAGACCATTGAGTTTAGGGGTTCGGGTGCAATCGCCATGGTCTCTGATCTAGCATTTTTTATGGAAAGAAATATGGAGGATCAGAATGCAAATGTGAACTCTCTGACCCTGTCTTTGAAGAAGAATAGAAGGGGATCTAGTGGGGTGCAGTTTACCTTATTCTTTACTGTCCCAGGAGGCAATTTATATGAAGCGTAAATCTTTACTAATTGAGAGCTTAACAAACAAGATGCTTGATGCTCATGCAGTAATTCTTGATTACAGGATTCAACAGACCCCGATCTTGGCTAGTAACTATTCAAGAATGATTACACAAGAAGAGCTGCTCGAAGCTAAGGATCTTTTTAATGTCACCAAGAGAAAGTTAATAAATCTTTTAATATGAAAACTTTTTTAGATACATTACCGATATCCGAGCGTATGGTAGGAGCAGTACTTAGAGATGTTGAGGATACTCGCAAAGATGATAAGGTTTTACTGCTCGAAGTTTGGGATAGACAGGGACTAAGACTCACGAAGGAGCAAAGGCAAATATTTATGAGATGCATGCCAGCTGAAACAATCAGCAGGGTAAGACGATTGATCCAGGAAAAAGGTTTCTATCGAGATATAGAAACATATAAACAGAGAAAGCTAGCTGGAGATTTTGTGAGGAGCAAGATATGAAACAACACCTAAAGGATTATATGTATTTTTATTATGGATTTATGGTTGGAATGTTTATGACGTATTGGGTTATTTGGATGATCATTAATTAATATGGAAATTTACGGAGTAACAAAAGAAGCGAGACAGGCAATTAAGGAAAAACCATTTCATTGCCAGCAATGCCACGGGATATGGTTTCATAGTAGGACTTGTTTACACTTTGATCCTAAATCAATAAGAAAAATTAAGATGATGGAAGCATCAATTGATGCCCAGATAGAAGAGTCGTAAACGGTATCTTTTGTGCGACGTGAGAATATGAAAAAGCAAGAAATTAAATGTATCTGTAAACCATTAACTAAGGGGTATATGATTGGTGATTCTGATTGTCCAATTCATTATCCGAAATTTGAATATCGATACTGTGAATACTGTGGAGACAGATTAGTTGAACAACCAAGGGACAATGAATATGACAAATATACGGGTAAACAGTTATTTTGGGCGTTGTGTCCTAAAAGAACAGTGCAATATAACAAACCTCTTGGGTTAAATAAATTAGCATTATCAGAGCAGGAAAAGCATAGTAGGTGGATCAAGGAGCTGGTAACAGCGTCTTAGAATCTACGAAAGGCGACGTGGTTTTATGACTAAGAAAGAAATATTAGCGTATACAGCAGGGATAGTTGATGGAGAAGGCTGTTTCTGGCGAGGTCTATGTAAAAACGGTGAAGGACGTACTTACTACGAATCACGGTTAATAGTCGTTCAGAAAGAGCCAGAGATGCTTGAATGGTTAAAGGAGCAATGGGGCGGACATCTAAGACTAGCTAACAGGATGAGCTATGCGACTCGTAGACCCATTTGGAGATGGTCATTGAATGGTAAACGTTGTGAAGAGTTAGCTAAACAACTATTGCCTTATTTGATAGTTAAAAAGAATCAGGTAAAACGAGTACTGCCAACTGAGACAGAGGATTATTTAGTAAAGGAGAGGGTGGTTAATTAATTTCCTACGATTTACGACATGAGACAAACATACAAACAAAAATGGTACAGGCAGGGATATAAAACTGGGCAAACCAACCTGATAAAAGAACTGGAGAAATACCTTAGTGATTACTCTATCGGTGCAGGCTTTGAGTCAGGATTTGGTGAGTGCTTTGAATCTCATCGAAGCGGTATTTTTGAGGCGATAAGAGATTTCGAGAAGAAGCTTAAGCAAGTATCAGAGTCGCAAAACACCTATACGATTTACGACGCAATGATATGAAAAAGTTAAATCAATGGATTTGCAGCAAGTTAGGTCATAAAGAAAACACAGACTACAATCCTTTTGCACGAGAAAAGCAATGTTGGAGATGTGGGGAGTTATACGATGAAGTTTAGAAAGAAACCAATAGTTATAGAAGCGGTTAGATTTTTCCCAGGAGAGTGGAGCTTCTTTCCGTTTTATCCAGGAATTCAGAAGTGTGATCTGGGTGTCTATCTCCTACCCAAGACCGAGGATGAGTTTCGTATCGATACTTTAGAGGGGGCACATGAGGTTACTCCTGGTGACTACATAGTAACGGGGATTAAGGGCGAAAAGTATCCTGTAAAGCCAGATATATTTGAAATGACATATGAGAAGGTTAAAGAAAGCGAGAGATAGATGAAAGACAAAAAGCCAACAGTCAAAATAAGAAATGTGTCCTTTATAGGCAAGCAAATGATTGGAGAAGTGTACGGTCATCCGAGATTTGAAGACGGGACTGAGGTTCGGACATCAACAATAAAAGAGATAGTCACTAAAAACACGAGATATATTATTGAAGAGAGTTAATCAAATGATTTGGTATTAAGTTCTGGGTATGGGGACAAAGCAAATAAATAAACTTAGTTTAGCTAACACGTCAGAGAAGTGACTGGCAATAATGCAGATCATCCCGAACGTATCCAGAACCTAGTACCAAAAGAGGAAAGCAATATGAACACACTTACACAAAAAATATTAAAAGAGTTTGATGAGAAGTTTATCTGCGATGATGACTGGAATAACGAGCTTTATCAGTTCGTTCCTTCTGGCACAGTAAAGGCAAATGGTAAGGTTAAAGCCTTCCTCTCCTCCGCTCTCGATGAACAACGAAGGCTTATCTGTGAAGAGGTAAAGAGGTTGAAGCCACTCCTAAATGGTGCTAATCCTCATAGGAAGAGCTTTGGGGAAGGAGAATATAACGCAGAGCAAGAGACTTGGTGTCGTGTAGGGGCTTTGACTATCTTAGCTGACGTCTTATCTCTTCTCCAAAAGGAATCAGAGGAGGAAGGAGAATGAGTGAGAATATAAGGACAGGTATATTCGTGGCTATATGGACGATGTCTCTCGTAATCTTTCTATTCGACCACGAGCTTGGAATATTTTTAATGGTTAACGTAGTTCTGTGGGCAGTTCTAGAACAATCAATAATCATTAGCAAATCACTTCGAGAATTAATTAGAATCTTAGGGAAGACAAGAAGTAAGAACGTATGAAAAACCAAAGTAGAGAATTATTGATAGCGATACTTAAGAGCGATCTCTCTTCTAAATTTAAAGAAGAGATTCTAAGAGAGATGTTTTTGCCCAAAAATATCTATGGTAAAGAACTAAAAGGAGAGAGAACGTATGAAGACAGAGAATAAAGTATGAAGATAATAACTAGAAAAGATAAAATAGTATTGGCAGAATTAAGACCTGATTGCAGTTATATTATGTTAGTTTGTCCATATAAAGTAAAAATGGAAACAATTAGAAACTTACATGCAAATCAACCTATCCAAATAGTTCTAACTGATGATGTAAATGACTCAATCAGATTTGTAGAAGTGCCTGGAAAGACCTTACAGGCAAAGGAGGACTAGAGATCAATCTCTATAGATAGAAATGAAAAAGATAGAAAAACCAAAGAAGACATGTCCCTGGATGTGCCATGTCGCCAAGAGATGTATGTGCCATATGATTAAGACTTGGCATCCTGAAGGTGAGTTATCTAAGAATGAGGAGAAGGAATGACAGACGATAAGCAGATTATTAAAAAATTCCACAAGACATTTGATGACATCAGAGAAGGCGATGATCTATATTGCCACTATGACTTAGTAGATGAGAAGCCTAACCTTGAGTCTTTTATCCTCTCCGCCCTCCAGAAACAACGAGAGTCATTCGTGGAAAAGATAGAACTTGCCAGAGCAGAGGGGGCTCAAGAGGCCTATGTATCCATATTAAAGATTCTTAGAGACGCTAAGAGTAAATTCCCTAACAGTAAGGAGTTTGAACTAGTCATAGATGTACGAGATATCGAAAAGTCACTGGAAGCAGTGTCTAAGAAAGACACTATCTTGTCTGAGAAGAATGTGCCTAAGAGAGAGGAGTAGATGATTGAATAAGTGGGTGGCGGAATAGGTAGACGCTAACAAACCAGGAATAAGAGCAGAGCAGTGATCGTTCGAGTCGATCCGTTAGCACACAGAGTACTTGAAAAAGTGCGAAGCGTCATTCACTAAGGGTAGGATGCGCGCTCATGCAAGGTGACTATACGAGTAACGTGAGCTGTAGAGGTAGAAATGCCGAGCCAGCAAGGGTTGTCAAGCGTAACCATCGTCAAATCCTTGCCCCACTTATTGAGTCATCTTAGGAGATTGAAAGCTGGGTATGGGGTGAAGATCGGTGAGCTAGCATAATCTGAGTATACCGATCTAAAGGACTCATATATCAAACTCACCCGAACGCACCCAGCTTTGAGTCATCTTAAACGATGTACTCGAAAGATAGTGCCTCGCAAGAGGCCTTGTATCCTCAGCAAGTGGTCAGGAAATGGGAGGAGCCTCTTATCAAGGCAGTCGTTGCGAAGGAAGGGGATTCCTTTCGTAACTTCCTCCCTTTCTTGAATAAACATATGAAATTAAAAGAGTTCAAGGGTAAAAGATTATGCACTAGGTGTAAAACTAGCTTTAACTACGCCGATCCACGCAACAGGAGATGTTTATGGTGTTGGGGAAAAAGCTATCCATTATCTCATGTTGAATTAAACAGGAGAGGTATTAAGTATGATTAATGTTTCCCAAAAAGAAAATAATCACAGTCTCAAAAGCAAAGAAGAAAGCCAATGCAGCCTTTAGTCTTTACGTAAGGATTAAATACTCAGTGAATGAACTCAATACCTGTTATACATGTGACATAGTTAAGCACTATAAACAGATGCAAGCAGGCCATGGAATATCTGGAAGAAGTGGTGGAGTCCTCTATATGGAAGAGGTTGTAAGACCACAGTGTGTAGGATGTAACATGTTTGGAGGAGGAAAGTATGCTCGCTTTACACAAAAACTTATCGCAGAACATGGAGCGCAGGGGTATGCAGATCTTGTAAATAAAGCAAACCAAGAAGTGCATTATAAAGTAGCCGATTACCTTGAGATTGAAGCTAAATATAAGGATAAACTAAACGAGTTAACAGGTGGACTACATTGACAAATAGACATTAATACCCTATAATTAGGCAATGACTGAAGTCAAATGGCGAAGGAGAGTCCTCACGCCAGAAGAAATACAGCATATGATTTTAGATTATAACCAAAACATGCCGATCAAAGAGATAACTGCAAAGTACGGAATGTCAAAGGCAACGATCTATAACATATTAAAGAGAGAAGTTGGAAATGAGCAATAACCTATTTATCATTAAAGACGGTGTACCACAGTTTGTTGGTAGTGAAGATCCCTCAAATCCCCCTGTAAGGCCACAGAATGGCTCTAAAATTGAATGTCCTCAGTGTCATGGTCAATTTGATTACCTCGTTGGAGAAAATACTCCAGACGGTGGTAAGCAGGGTTGTGAAACATGTTGGAAGCCTGGAAGTATTAAAGCCCCAGATGGAATATACGATACGTCAAAAGAGATGCTTTAAAGATTAACTAGTACTATGGTTTGGGAGTATACTAGTGCTCCCGAATTATGGGTGATCCTAAAAAGTATCATTTAACAGAAGAGGAATCTAAGAATATTAAGTTTAGACGTATGGTTATGTCTCATGTTGCTGAGTCTATCAACGCAGAAATGAGTGGGTATGTTTATCAAGTAGTCCGTCCTCGCCTCAACCTCGACCCAGATGTACAGCTAGAGTTATCAGATGATGGCATGTGGTTAATAGAGGTGCCACAAGAACCAAAGATTTTGCTGCCAAATGACAAATGATTTAATTAATGGTCAAGAAGTTGTGTATTCATCGTTTCAGATGGATAAAATGGGTCTCAAGCCTATTGGAACCCCTTCATTTGATGACTGGTTGAAGTGTGGTGATTTCCTTAAGAATGCTAATGGTGCGGTACATTTCTGGATAGGAGACTGGATGAACTACGGCGAAAGGCAGTGGGGGGAGATGTACACACAAGCAATTGATGAGACAGGCTACTCCTATGGCACTCTAGCCAATGATAAATGGGTTACTTCAAGAATTGAACCTTCACGTCGTCGTGAATCCCTCTCATTTGCTCATCATCAAGAGATAGCAGACCTCATGCCAGACGATCAAGAGAAAATGCTCTCTTATGCAGAAAAGCACTCCCTTAATTCTAAAGCCTTCAGAAACATGGTTAAGTCCTACAAGCTCCAACTCGATCTTCCCGAACTATCCCAAGCAGATCTCAATAAGCCACCTTCTGAGGACTTCAAGAAGGCTCAAGAGTATGTAATGATGCTCATCGAAGTAGTTGGTGAGCTAGAATCTATTAACTGGAAGACTATGGATATAGATGCTAAAGCCTTCCTCTCTTCTCAAATAAAGAAATCAATCGGACAAATGGGTGTTCTGATATCAAGATGAAAGTCTCATTCAAGATAATTAGCTGGCAGAAAAGAAATAAAGCAAGAGTTAAAGCACACAAGCTTGCGTGGTATTATAAGAAGAGAAAGATTATTAATACAATGCATTCAAAGGGTGTATGAAAAGGTACTGTTGGAAATGTGGAGAGTTGATTTATTCTGAGGGAGAATTTATTTCGCTGCATGCTCACTACGAAGAGTCTTAATCAAAGTTAAACACTTTAGCTTTTCCCTTAATTGGCTTAATCATTCTTCTTTTAACCACTTGCTCTACGATTACAGGAAAGATACTAACTCCTAAAAACACTTCTCTCCCACCAATCATAATCCCAATACCAAACTTTCCTTCTATGTTGGGGAGTATATCTTTCTTCTTTCTTTTAGGTTCTTCTTCTAATAGGAGTTTATGTGCCATATTATTCCTCATCCATACTAGCTATTCTACCTGATCCTCTTCGTGCATAGTCTGGAAATTCTTTTTTAAGTGTATTGTCAAAGTCTTTTATCTTCTCAATAGAGACATCGTTATTATTAAAGAGGGATGTAATTGTCCATACATATCTACCAGAGGCTAAGAGTTTAACTTCAATCTTTGTCGTCCCATTTACTAATTCCATTACATAAAGGATGACATAATCTAGGAAGAGTAAGAACTGGATAATTAAGTCTCTCTATAGAGCCTTGCGCCTTCTGGCAAAGCTCTAACAAAGGCTTAGATATAATTGACTGAGATCATTACGCAAGAACTATCCTTATCTGAGTAGTCTGTAGCGTATGTGTAAGGCTTCACGCCTTCTTTGTCCCAAGCTGCGTACATGATCTTCTCAGCTTCATTACTTACTGCTCTTAATGCGTCACTACATGTATAGCAAAGCTCGTATACGTTATGCTCTCGGCCACAAGCTGGCTCTGGTCTTTTAGTTGTGATACTTACCTCAACCCATCCTGATGCTGTACCTCGTCCGTTTCTTACTGAAACGTTCCTAGCTCCATATTTATCTGAAAGAACTTTTTTAGCTGGTTTTATTAAAATATTCATAATTCACCTCCTTACTTGTTTAACCACTCTTCATATTCTTCATAAGAGTCATCTTGATGCTTCTCTACGAAGTCAATGATAAATAGTCTTAATTGTTCGTTTATAGTGTCCATATTTAATGCTAGGGAAAAGATAAGAACTTTAATTACGCTTGAAGCAACCTAGCTGGTTTTGTTAAGGCTTTTGAGTAGTCTTACAAGTTGCCTTGCGGTTTCTATCTCTTAAGGTAATTACATATTACAGTCTATTTGTATACTTGTCAAGTAGTCTAATATATTCCCTTATTTTAGTAAGATCAGATTCATAAAACTTCGTCACCAATCTATTTGAATAAGTGTCTATTTGTTTAGATGATGATTTGTACGTCTCTTTTATTTCATAGGCCTTGTAGGCGATTGTACGGTCTTGTAAATAGGGTCAATGGAACAGATATGGAGTGGAAAAGGGATTATTGAGGGTTTTGATGTTTAAGGATGGTGAAGGGCGAATGAGAAAGAGCCCCTCTTTTTAGATTATGTTTGCTTTTTAGCCTTGTTTCCCTTGTTTTATAGGGGACGTCTTCACACTGCTCAGTCATTTTTAGCCTTAAATGAAGGCTTTTATGATCATTTTTAGACCCCATAGTATAAATTAACAGGGCTCTAGCCTCATTTGTGCGTCGCAAAATTAATATTCTACGACGTAAGGACTCGAAATAGCCTCGGGGTACTGGGGGTCGTCGGAGTGACCTGGCTGTCCGTAATAATTGTTGACCCCTATATACCACAAGGCTAGTTAACGATAGGTAAACTGTTTACGAAAAGTAAATAATCCAATTCATCTCTACACACTGAGTGTGTATTCTGTGTGTATGAAAACAATAAGGATAAACATTTCTCTAGATGAGTACACACTGAGTGTGTTGGATAAGTTCTCTACTCCCAAGAACATCTCAAGGAGTCAGTTGGTGAGACTCTCAGTAATGGAGTACGTTAAGAATCATACTTATGATGGTTCTCTTATCCCTGTAGTGCCCTTCGCTCAAGTCGTACCCTTGAATACTCAGGATAAAATAAAGGAGGTTACTTCAAACCCCGTACTCCCTAAACCCAAGAAGAAAGATAAAACCATTTCTAAGCCTATTGTGCGTCCTTCTATCGGTCTTCCCCGTGGGGATATGGATGCGGATAACTATCTATGACACAAGAAGAACTACGAAAAGACATCGATGAGATTTTAGATAGGGTTGAAAACCATGATGGATGGATGGCTATAGATGCAATCATGCGGCTCGTCAACCAATATGTCGATCACGTAATAGGAGAGTATATACCTCATAGTGACAAGATGGAGTTTATAGATCCATTTACAGGTATTAGTTCCAGAGATAGGGTGAAGATCTGGAATGAGTGTAAGTATGATATGCAAAAGAGAGCAGGACTATGAAAATCTCAGTACTACTAATTGAAGACGCTAAGCAAATAATGCTTACTCCTGAGAATGATCACGAAAAACAGGCTTTAAAGATGATCGCTCCAACCGACAAGATTGAAGCTGTTTCTAAGTGGGGAAGCTTTACAGATAAGGCTGAGCGTACCTTTGGCTTAAATGTAGAAATGTGCCAGGGAGGATACCTTAGGGGATACCAGTCAGATGAATCTTTAATGTTCGTAATTACGAGTAAGGAAAAAGATGAAAGCTAAACGAACACGAGCTCACCCAGTTCAGTATTGTAGGATTTGTAAATCTCCTTATAGGGCAGAGATTGAACTCTTACTCGCTCAAAAGATTCCTCGAAGCACTATCGCTAATAGGTACTACGTTAAGTTTAACAACACTCCTAAGAGCTTTACTGCTTTACTTACAAGACATGAAAGAGGAAGTCACCCTCCGTTTGTTGATCCAACACCCCCACCAGATCTTACGCCAGAGGAAATCGAGGCTCGTAAAGACCCAGCTACTTTTAAAGAATATGCAGATAAGTTGCTGAATATAGGCTTTTCAAGCTTAGATCCTAAGAAGATTACTCCTAACCATGTCATCTCAGCTCAGAGAGCTATCTTAGAGGAAAAGAAGATAGAGGGTGCTCAGAAAACTCAGGAGATTATGATTATGAAATTCTTTAGAGGATCTAGACCAGAGATTGTAGAGGGGGAGGTAAAGAATGGACTTGATGCAGGGACAGATGTCCCAACTAATACAGAGTGACCTTGTAGCCTTCTGTGAGGCGATTCTAGGGCTCCCTGTCTCTCATCACGCAGGGCAGGTGCGTTGGTTACAAAACTCCACAAAAACGATCAATATACTGCGTCCTGGAAATAAGTTCGGTAAGTCGTTGATTGGTGGAGCTAAACATACCTGGCATCTCGCTCTAAAGCCCCTTGTTCCCAAACATTTAACAGATGAAGAGTGGTTAAAAACGAATTACGAAACCTTGAATTTTGGACCAGGGTATGAACAGGCTCGAGAAATCTTGAGAATGGCAAGAGATATTATCCAGGGAAACATTCTCTTACCAGAACAAGTTTCCAAAATGATTAATCCTTATACAAATGAGCCGTATGGGAACACAAATAAATCCATGTTGAAGGACTGGTTTATCACAGAAGATAGGGTGGATGCAGCGATGCTCCCCTTCTTAGGGTGCTGGAATAATGCCAAGTTACTTGGTAGGTCCTACGATGAGATGGGCAAGGCGTTTAAAATGAAAGCTATCGCCTATGCTAGCGGGGATGAATGTGCTGATATCGCTTCGTTGTGGACATTTACGAATGGGACACTCTTGCCACGTATGGTGACAGTTAAGAATCCTCAAATTGATTACTACGGTACTCCACAACCAGAGGGGCATGACTATATGACGATGATAGGAATGGCTGAGGAGGATATGTTGCGAAGCGATTATAAGGAAAACGGAAGGTGGTATGTTCAAAAGGGTTCAATGTATGAGAATGTCTTCATCCCCAAGGAGACAATTGCTGAAGTTGAGGCAATTGCTGATCCCGTGTTAAAGTTGCAGATTATTAATGGAGAGCACGTTGAAATTGGCGAAAAGTATTTTGGCTTTACTAGAATTCAGAATGCTGTTGATGACTCTCTTCAATTACTTGAACGTGGTCTTCCCAATCGACAGTATCTAACAATTGCAGACTATGCAGGAGGAGAGAGCGTTTGGGCTGATTATACTGTGATTATGACCATAGATTTCACGGAAGAGCCTTATAAAATCGTTCAGTTTAGAAGGTTTAAGGGTGGCGATGTTTCTATTCCTATGCAATATAAATTAACTGAGCAAATAACCATGGATTTTGGGGGGAAAGGAAGGTTAATTCTGGACTCATCTGCTTTGGGTGGAAAGAATGCTATGGCATTCCTCTCTCATCTTAATCCTATTAATGCAGAGTTTGGTCCTCATAGAGGATCTACTTATAAGGCTGAAATGTTAGGTACTCTCTTAATTGCATTAGATGGTGGTCAAACCGAAGATCGTAAACGAGTTCGAGAAAAAATGGACAATGGTGATTGGGTTGATAAGAATCCAGACTGGGGTTCTATACGAATGCCAAACATTGCTGTAATGGTGAACGAGCTACAGAATTATAAGCTGGCTGACGAAAAGATCAGGCAGGATTGTGTTATGGCTTTAGCTATGGGAATTCACTGGATTGAAATGAGAAGACCTAAGAAACAAAAAAAGTCTGCAAAAGAGTGGGATATGTTAGGTTTTTAGATATTATCTAATGTAGAAAAGGCTCCATTTTCTAAAAAATGAGGCAATGGATGAAAAGCTTTTAGACCTCAAGGACAGTAACCTCGAACTTCAGGGCACCGTGAATGAACAGAAAGAATGGAGTGGCCTCATTTCTACAAGAGAAGAGTATCTAAGGTCAGACCTCGGAGAAAGAATCCCTATTTATCAAAAACGTAGAGACTTCTACACAGGTAATCATGGGCAATATTCAAACGTCGTTGGTGTTTTGAAGGATACAAAACAGAAAAAGGGTCATACAAATCAAGTCACTAATTATGCAGGCAAGACGGTAGTTAAGATTGCATTTGGTCTTGCTAATAACCCTCCGCATCAACAAGTTAACCCAGAGAATTCAATTGATGATCTTGAAGTAGTAAAGTCTCAGGCAGTAGAAGATTACATAGATGACATTTTAAAAAAGAATTTCTTCTGGAAGAAGACATATCGCAGAGCTGTATTTAACCAAGCAGAGTATGGGGATGTTGCAATCAAAACGTATATAGATGGTGATTCAATTAAGATTTGTGGACATGACAATATTGAAACACTAATGGTTGGTTGGAATGGAAATGCAGGAGAGCACGATTACGTTATTGTGGAGAACCATCTTACACCCAACAGTATTTATGATGAATACAAAATCAAAGTAAATGAGAAAGCCTTAGAGAAGGGAAATTCTGATAAGGGTGAGTCTTCTGGTTCTTGGACTAATGATAATATGTGGGCTACGAAAAGTTCAAGTAAGGCAGGTAATACAGACCTTCCAAGTGGCAAAAATAAAATCCCTAAACTCCGAGTTCTTGAGTATGATAGTAAAAATGTTTATGCCATAAAGATTGAAGATGAGTTGGTTCAATTAATCTTCAAAGATGATGTTAAGTATCCTAAAGTTCCTATCTGGACAATTGTATCTAACATTCCTAACCCTCCATCTCCATGGTCAATTGCTGACATTGATTACTTAATGGATCCTCAGATTGAATTAAATGAAAATGATAATCGTAGTGCTGATCATTTGAGAGTCGGAAATGTACAAAGATATGTTGCGTATAACATGGGGGACTTTGACCCAGAAAGTATTAAGACTTCTTCTGGCCAAGTAATCTTTGTCGATGATCCAGAAGGTAAGTCAAGATTTGAACCACTCCAGACAAACATTAACAACTTTCCAGATGATCAATATAACTCAAGGAAGCTCTCTCAAATATTCGACATGGGCTTACCAAAGGTTAATTATGGAGCTTCTGGTGCTGATTCAGGAAGATCTAAAGCAATTGACTATCAATCATCTGTAGATCTCACTCAATTTAAGCGAGATGCTTGGGAACTTGCGTTAACTGAGATTTGTGAAAAAATTCAAATTTTCGGTAACTTTCTTTTAGGAGAAAATGTTGATTGGTTCACTAATGTTGATGGCGAGTTCATTACAAGAACGGTTGAGTTTGACTGGAACGATGCCCTTCCTATCTCTCAATCGGACAAGATTGTAAACGTTGCAAATAAATTCAACATGATTGGTATCTCGCTTCGACAAGCTTATAAAGAGCTTGGCTACAGAAATCCACAAATGATGATTGACGAACTGAAGAAAGAATTAGAAGATCCTAACCTTATGATTATGCGGGCTAAGGCGTGGCAGCTATCTCAAGGATTACTAGAAGCAAACAATGTGGCTGCAACCATAGCTCAAGGAAATGGTGGCGATTCTCTCCCTCCAACTGCAGGTACCTCAGCTAACCCAACCCTCTCAAGTGACCAGAACTCTGGTGGCGCAAGCCCGATGTCTGCGAAAGGGAGTGGTGCTTCAACTTCATCTGCAGCGGGTCAGATTGCAAAAACCCGACAGAACCTAGTAGCTAAGGGAGGATAAGTATGAATATCACAGATGCAATAGGACAGCACTTTTCTAAAGGGAAAGCATCTGTTCTCACCAACATTTTAAGTGGAAAAAAATGGAACCAAAATACAAGCTTTGGTATTCAGTCACCTCTAGCAAACAACCCCAAAATGCCAAAAGAGGTAAAGCCAAAAGCATCTTTTTCTCTTCCAAATCCATTTGCACCAAAACCTTACAAATATACTTTTCCTAAGAAGGTTGAGGCTCAAGCTCCTACTGTGGCTAAAACACCTACTATAACTCCTGCGGCAACCCCAATGGTTACTCCACAGACAGATTCTTTTGAAGCAAGAACACTTCCTACATTTGATAAGTATAAAATTCCAAGAGAAGTAGCATATGGTATCGCAGCTGCAGAGAATGGAAAGATCAATAAATTTAACATTGGCGCAGTTGATTCTAATCCTCAAAATGCAGTGAAGTACCAAGATGTTGAGTCAGCAGCTACATCTGCAGCCAAGCTATTATCAGGAACTGCCGAAGATACATTTTATGGGAATGGTGCCAAGGGCAAAGAGGCTTTTAGGAAGGCCTACATGATGAAGGGAGATCCAATAGCTATGTTGAAAGCAATTCAGGATGCTGGTTACGCAGGAGATCCAAAAACATGGAAGGCTCGTTCAATTGCAACTGGTGGAGCTGGGAAACACTTCAATTCATGGTCTGAGTTCGTAAGGCAAACCCCTGCGTATAAGAAATGGAGTAAGAAATAATGGCAAATGCGAGAATAGCATCACTTCTAGCTCAGAGAAATGCAAGCGCTGGGGGACTTTACTCTGGTGACAGGATTAGAATCCTTTCTCCTCAAAATAATTCGGTTGCCTCTATCGCAAGGAATGCTGCAACTGGCGAGTTGAATGTTATGGTATCTCGCTATAACAATGGCGAAGTAGGAAATGAGGAAATGAGGGCTTTCCTTACTAAGATGTCAACTAATATAGGGCTTAGTGCTAACGATAAGTTAGAAGTTAACAACCAACTGAAAGACTTTGATAGTAGGATTATTAAAGATAAGTTAGAAGCGAACTATAAAGCAGCTCCAGATGGATCATTGCAGCAATTACAAGCTGCTCAGGCAATAGCTTCCTACTATCAGACGAGAGCTTCATCTCAAGCTGAGGGTACTCCAGCACAAATGCAGACACTTCAGAGTGCTGCAGATTGGGTTGCTAAGACAAATGATATTAAGACGGGAATTGCTAAGGTTGCCAGTCAGAACTTGAGATATCAAGAAGAAGCAAAGATAAATCAACTCCCTAATAATTCATCTGAAAGAGCAAGTGCTAAGGCTGCCATGTATAGACAGTTATATGAAAAGGCTGCTAGCGAAGGTGATTCAGTAGGTGCTAATAGATACAGTTCGCTTTATGAGCAACAAATGACGACTGCTGAAGAACTTGCAACAAAGGAATCAACAACTTCCGAAAAGAAAGATATTAAAAATATTATGGATAGCTACGTTGATGCTTACCATGATGGGAAGATAAATGAAAACCAGTACCTTCAACTCTTAGCTGAACTTTCACCTAGGATTGATGCAACGAATGATTATGGATTGATTAATGCGCTGAATAGAACGACAGATACAATTCAGAAGAATTTGGACAAAGGTGGTATTAAGAGAGGAGTTACCGCTTCTGGTCTACCAACGGTACTAGGAAAGGGCAAGAAGGGACTTGGTGGATCAGTATCTGTAGATCAACAAGAGGCTTTTGATTACTCAGATTCATTGAGAAAATTGAAGAGAGCATATGAGGACGGTAAAATCTCTGGAGATGTTTATACGAAATCTATTGCTGAGGCTGTAATTACACACGCAGGTAATGTCCAAGAAACAATTGCAGCCTTTGAAGAAATCGCTACAACAAATCCTAACGCAAAGGTGCTCTTTAATGGTAAGAAGGTTAGTGTTTCCTCCGCCCTAGAATCACTCGATAAGGAGTACGAAGATATTAAGGGTCAAGCTGGAGCAGTGGAAAAAGGGACTTTCGCATTTGCGGAGATACCTCCAGGTGACTTTAATAAGTCTGGAGTTATTGGGAGTGGAAAGTCATTTGCCACCCTTAAACCGATTGATGCATCAAACATTCCAGATGGAGCCTATGAGAAGGACGTAGAGGGCATATATCACCAAGTTACTAAACAGCTTAGAGATTTAACTCCCGAAGAGATTGCGACTTACAGAAATGGGCAATATAAACCAGGTGGAGACGAGACAGCAGCTTGGGCTAAGGCCAAGGAAGTTTCTCCAGGAGTCTTTAAAACAGAAACTGGTGGCAGAGAAATTAAAGCGTTTAAACCTGGAACTTCAGAGTGGCTTCCTGTAGATACGAATAAAGAAGGCTTCATGCCTGCGTACACGAATGCAAAGAATATGCTAGATCAAGACAAATCAACTCGGGATTACATTGCAAGAAAGGCAAAAGAACGCCAGGCTAAATTGACTGATCCAACCAAATCAGCTGTAGTTGATCAAACTGGTAATAAATTATCCTTTACAGGACTACCTCAACAAATTACGACATTAAATAAAACTGTAGATGCCTCGCTTAAAAAAGATGCCAATGTTATATCTCCAGCTGAACCAGTAGCCCCCGTCGCTCCAAAGGTTATTAGTCCAGTTGTAGCTAAGCCAGCCGCCCCAGCAAACCAGGTTGGTATTACTCCAGACATGAGAGTGTCTATGCCTTCTGTCAAACTACCTCAATCAACAGGCACGGCATATGTTGCTCCAAAGACTCCAGCACTTCAGATTGCAGCAAAGCCACCTTCTCCCGTAGCCCAAATGGCAAAGAATAATAATATTGCTCCTGTTAAGATTCAGGGTCTCCAGGGACTTCCCACAACGAAGGCTAATCCAAAAGCAGACTACAGCATTACTGGAAGTGCAAAAGCTTTGGTAAATAACGTTCTAAGTCTTTTTAAGAAAAAATAATATGGCATACGATTGGGTTGATAAATTAGTTAGTAAACCTTTAGCAAAAAGCGGCTCGAGCAAGCCTATTCCAACTCCTGTGCCTACACCTGCCCCAAGAGTTCAGCCGAAAGTTACGACACCAAAGACATCGTTGCCAAAGATAAGTACAAGTCTTTCACTTCCCATGGCTGGAATGGATTCGAAAGTTTCTTCTAGTGCTTCGATGAAGTCTAAGACATCGAAGGTAAGTCCTGTGGATCAAGGTGTAAACCTCATAAAGTCTGGTATTAAGGCCAGTGCGCCGATTGTCGACAAGGTGAAGTCAGCTATTGGTGAGACACCTATTCCATTTACAAACAATATGGTTAAGGCTAAGAATGTTGCCCCAGTTGTTACAGGAGCCATACGAGCCCCTTTCCGCCAGTTTAAGGCTGCCGAGCTAAGTCTTACAGGGCAGAAGGAATATAACCCTGTCGAAACAAAATATAACCCTTTAACAAAGAAGGTCGATAAAGTTGTAGATAATAGTTTCATTTATGGTAAAGAGCCTATTAAAAGTTACTCAGAACAGACAAAAGATACTTCTAACTTCTTGCAGAATCCAGAAGTAGGTGGCGTAAAGTCACCTGTCAAGCTGGATAGAAATGTTGCAAATATTGCAGCAGTTCCAATTGTTGCTGGACTAACTGCGCTTGATCTTACTCCAGGTGTTGGTGGTGGGAAAAAAGAAGTTGCAAAGGAGACCATGAACCTTGTGCGAGGAGCTAAGACGCTTGATGAATTTATCTCATTATTTAGTAAGGCTAAGCCAGAGATTAAAGCTCTTGTTGAGACAGGAATAAAAGATAAAAATGTAGCCTTCAATTCTTTAGAGGAGTTCTATAGTTTTGCAAAAAACCTTGATGTCCCTAAGTCATCTACAAAGTTACTAGGTGCAGGAGATCCAGAACAACGTGCAATTGAAGCAATAAAGAATGCGACACCTATTAGAGCCGAGCAGGAAGCCCTGTACACAGCTGAAAGAGCACAAAGGATAAATAAGGCGGTTGAGGCTTCAAAAGCCGTTGGGGGAGGTCAAGCAGGCTACTACGCTAAGTTAAATGCCCTATCTGGTGAAATGCCCAAAGTTCAGTTCGAGAGTTTAAGTAAGCAAGTCTCACAGTCAGATGTTGATTTTCTTTTTAATAAGATTGATCAAAGTCCTGTCTTAACAGATTTTGAGAAGTTACCAGCTCAAAAGGCTTTAGAGAAGCTTTTCAGAGCAGAGGGCGCAACAGTGCCAACTGAAGGTGAGTTAAAGATGTTGAGTCAAGTGTTTAAACCAGAACTTATAAAAGCTATCTTGGACACTAGGCCAATAAGTAAAAAGATTTATGACACTGCAGTAGATGTTTTGAATGTTCCAAGATCAATTATGTCCTCTGGGGATTTCTCCGCTCCATTAAGACAGGGAATCGTCCCAGCAGCGACACATCCAAGAGATTTTATGCGCTCAGTTAAGAACATGTTTTCGTATGCGGTAAACCAGAAATCTTACGAAAAACTCTTTAAAGATATCCAAGCAAGGCCTACATACCAAATTATGAAAGACAATGGTTTGGCAATTTCAGATATGGCTGTTCCTTCCTCAAGAGAAGAGGCTTTTATGTCTGGTCTTGCAGAGAGAATTCCTGTATTAGGAAGATTGATTAAATCATCCGATAGAGCCTACACGGGCTTTCTCACCAGCTTCAGAGCAGACCTTTTCGATACAATCTATGATGGTGGGAAGAATCTCGGTAAAGGAAATGATCAGAAGTACCTCAAGGATTTAGCTTCGTTTATTAATACTGCAACAGGGAGGGGTGATCTGGCATCAATTCCAGGAGTCGGTTCACAATTGTCAGACGCTGCACCGCTCTTGAATGGTATGTTCTTCTCTCCACGATTAATTGCTTCAAGATTTAGTCTTCTAAATCCTGTTTCATATGCAAAGATGGACCCAACTGTTCGGAAAGAAGCAATGAAGACGATGGCAATCTTTATTGGAACTGGCATGTCAATTATTGGTGCAGCTAAATTAGCAGGAGCCAATGTTTCGACAGAACCTACAAGCTCAGATTTTGGAAAGATTAGGATCGGAAACACGAGATATGATATCTGGGGAGGCTTTCAGCCATATGTCACCTTCTTTTCAAGAATGATTAGTGGGAAATATACGAGCACTACGACTGGCGAATCAAAGACCTATGGAGAAGGGTACAAGGGTAAGACAAGACTTGATGCTGCTTATCAATTTATGGAAGGAAAAGCCAGCCCAGTAGCCTCATTTACTGCAGATGCTCTTCGTGGAAAAGACTTCGAGCAGAATAAATTCAATCTAGCTGAGTTAGACCCAACTAAGAACCCTATCGCAAAAAGAATTCTGCCAATGATGGTAGCCGACTTCAAGGACACCTGGGAGCAGTATGGGAGTATCGGACCAATTGTCTCACTCCCTGGTATGTTCGGAGTTGGTACGTCAACATACGGAGCAAAGAAGCCTAAGAAGGCTCCTAAATTACCAACAAGCATTACTCCTAAACTGCCAAAGAAGATTGGTTCATACTCCACAGATTAATTATCTAATATTCTAGACATTTAGACCTTGATACTCTATCCCCACGAGATCGTCACTCGTACAAAAGACGTAACCCCGAAAGGAGGTGATCATCATGGACGATGTAAAACCAAATATTGAACCCCAAGCAGAGTCTGAACCTGCGGTAGAGCAAAACGCTCCCGAACAAACAGCCGATACCCCTGAAGTTTCTCCCGATGTTGCCGTGCAAGAAAAGCAAGAACGCATGGTACCTATTACTGCATTGCAGGAAGAGAGGAAGAAAAGACAGGAAATACAAAGACAGTTAGCAGAGAAGGAAAGTGCAGAAGCATTGAATCGTTACGATCCAGAGGATTTAGACAATATCCTCCAGCACCCAATGGTGCAAGAAATGATTCTAAAAGAAGCTAAGCGAGAGTTGACTGACTATGCAAGGGAAATAGTAGACCAATATCCTACTCTTCACCCTCAAGTCAAAAATGCAATTCTCAAAAATGCACGAGGATTTGTGAATGAAACTACATCTGATTTGGAAACAGCGAAAGTGGACTTATTGGAGTACATAGAAGATATCGCTTCAGATGCGCAGGCAGAACAAGCCCAGGTGCCTTCCAACAAAGGATTCCGAGTAGCAAGCACGAATGTGCCTACAGCTGAGCCAGCAAATGTCAGACCAGCAGATATCGTAAACATTCTGGGTAAACCAGTCGATACCTGGACAGACGAAGAGGCAGCAACTGTAGAGGCCTATTCAAAAAAATCTATTAAGTAAAGGAGGTGAATAAATAATATGGCAGCAATATCACTAGGTTCTTTAACGGACTTGGAAAAAGTATCTTACGTGCGTGAGGGTCTTCCCGTCGCAAAACCTAAGCTTATCTATTCCCAGTACGCAGTTAAAGATCGAGTCGCAAAAAGAGAAGGTAAAACAAGACAGTGGTTCAGAATGACCAAACCAGCCTTGAATTCAAGATCTGGAGATTTTTCTGGTACAACTTACCAGTATGTTAAAAACACAACTGGCGCAGCTCCTACATGGACCCCTGCAACACCAGCTGACACAACTATCTCAGCTCAAGTAGAGTTTCTATTTGGACAGGGACATGAGTGGAATGATGGAGTAGAGTACACGTCTTTTGCCGATATCCCTAAAGAACTTCGCATGCTCAATACTATGCACGCAGCAGAGGCAATTGATACCGAAGTAAGAGATGTAGTTGTAGCAGGAACCAACGTTCAATTCGCTAATGGCCGAGCATCACGCTCAGCTCTTCAGCCAACTGATTACTTAGCAATGAACGATATCTTCACAGCAGTTACAAACCTTAGAAATTCAGATGCACCAGATATTAATGGTATGTATTCTGCATTATGTTCCGCAAACGCAATCATGGAACTTATGAGAGATACCGCTTTCCAAAGCGCTATCCAAATGCAAAAGAAATATATCTTTACTGGTACAATCGCTGAACTTTACGGAGTACGCTTTGACTTTACATCTCGTGCAGCAACATCCACTAATGGTGGATCAGCTTCACAGATTGCGAATATCGAACAAACAATCATCACAGGAGACAATGCTTACGGTAAGACCGCATGGATGCTTGATGACTACGACATCGTTTACACAAAGCCAGGTGGCTTTGGAGACGAATGGGCAGTTAGAAACGCACTCACATGGAAATACATGCATAAAGCAGTAATTCTTAATCAAAGTTGGTTGTTAAGGCTCGAGAGTTCTCGAAGACCATAATCTTTTGGACTAGCATAACGTCTTATACTCACTATGCCGTCAGCCAGCAACGAAATGCTGGCTTTTTTATGACTATAATTAATAGAAAGTGTCCCTTTTGTAGCGACTTCAGTTTTGGTGTCGAGAAATGGAACACTAACCTCTATCTTCTTAAGTGTGTAAATTCAAACACAAGTGCTGCACGGTGGGTTAAATTAGCACCTAATGGGATGTTTGCCCCCGTCGCTACTCAATCTCCACGTCAAAAACCTCCGCAAATGTCCTCTTACGACAAACAATCCTTCGACAAGTTACAAGTTCCATTTTGGAAGTTGATGGGTCAAAGACCTAAAGCAAAGGACATTGCTTATGAGAGATATCTAAAGCTTAAAGGTATGACATATGGTGACGCAGTACTAGAAAGAAATATGAATGGTTCAGCCTCATCAGCATATGACGCATTCCAGGCTGAGGCAGAAGGAAGAACAAAGAAAACGGAGGTCAAATATGGAAAGAAAACTCTCTAAAAAACCAATAATAGAGCTAAAGGAATTAATAGCTGAGAGAATCTTCACGTTACCAAGAACAATGGCCAATGAGATTGATACCGCCACTGGGGAACCTGTGATCTTTGTAAGTATTAATGGGAAGAGAACATATGTTCCCGTAGAACGCCCAACAACAATATCGTATCCCGTGTTCTGCACGCTAAAAGACTTGGGCATCCTTAATAACTATCAGAATTATGATGATGGAGGAGATATCCTATGATTTCTTGGTTTGGTTGGAACAATCCACTAAGCGGCTATGGGATAGTAAATCTTGAATATGCATCAGCCCTCAATAGAATTGGCGTTGATATCTCGATAGGGTGGGAACGAGAGGGAGATATATATGCTGAATACTTCAATTATCTTACAGATGAACAAAAGGCACTCTTGAGAAAGCCCTACGTTAAGCATCGTGTGGGAATAATTAAAACCACTCCACAGTTATTCCAGAAAAATGATTGTGAATTTAGGATTGGATACACAATGGTTGAGAATACAAAGATTGGGGAGAGATGGGTAGAGATGTGTAACAAGATGGATGCTATTTTTGTACCTTCAGCATATCTTGTTGATGTCTTCAAAGACTGTGGTGTTACTGTTCCTATCAGAGCTGTTAAACAAGGTGTTGATCAGAGGAAATTCCCCTATGTGAAGCGTTCCCCTAAAAAGAAGTTTGTTTTTGGAACAGTAGGTCATATGGACGATAGAAAGAATTGGAAAGATTTAATACAAGCATTTTCATCAGAGTTTGCTCCGCATGAACCTGTGGAGTTACTTATAAAGAATTCAAATAAATATTTTGAGCACATGGTATTCACAGATCAAAGAATTAAAGTGATTAATCGTGATCTAACTTTCGAGAAAATGCAAAAGTTTTATTCAATCCTTGACTGCTTTATTTTCCCATCGCATGCTGAGGGATCGGGACTTCCACCTCGTGAAGCAATGTCCACAGGCCTTCCTACTATTCTAACTAACTGGTCTGGTCTTTCTGAGGTATGCGATACACGCTACAACTATCCCCTCACTCCTGTGGCAATTGATCATCCAGATGTGCGTGGAGATGAACAGCCAGGGTTTATGGCGAGATTAGATGTAAGAGAGCTTATGTACTACATGAGACATGTATATGAACATCAAGAAGAGGCTATCGAAAAAGGAAGATTAGCAGCTGAACACATTAGAAAAGAATGGGACTGGGAAGTGTGTGCGAAAGATTTATTAGAAAAAGTAAAGGAGGTATCAAATGGATTGGTTTGATAGAGATTTTAAAGACAACTTGGGTCTTAGATATAATACAGTAAAAAAAGCCTTAGAGTTGTTTGCTGAAAATAACGGCGAGCTTATTGTTGAGACTGGAACCACCAGGCTTGCCAATGATTGGGGTGGAGGATATTCGACAGTTGTGTTCGGAGAATTCTTAAGGAGATATGAGAAGGGGAAGCTTATTACTATTGATATAGATGAGAGGAATATTGCATTCTGTAAAGATGTTACTGCGCTCTATGCAAGGCAAACGGAATATGTTGTATCTGACTCCCTTGAATACCTAAAGTCATTTGGACAAAAGATTGACCTACTCTACCTAGACAGTTACGACTATCCATATGGAGAACTGCTGGAGCTTTATGGTGGTCAAGTTGATATTGAAAATGCTAGAAAGTTACTTAGCGAATTACGTGAAGAAGAAATTGTTGAGAAACACTTTGATGTCATTAATCCTTCTCAAGAACACCAGCTTAAAGAATTCAAGCTAGTAGAGCATCTGCTTCCTAAAGGCACACCAATTCTCCTTGATGATTCTGATCTTCCAGGTGGGGGCAAGACTCGCCTAACCAAGCTTTACTTAAAAGAAATAGGAGCAACCTGTGTGATTGATGCTTACCAGAGCCTTTGGATACTATGAAAAATAAATACTGTAAATGTGGTTGTGGTCAGGAGACTCCTATCTCCAATAGAAATAGGTATAAATTAGGCCATATAAAAGGTGAGCATATAGCTTATCTTAAAGGTCATAAGAGAAGAGGAATTGTTGGACCAAATCACTTTAACTGGAAGGGATGTAACGTTGGCTACAAAGCATTTCATCTGAGGGTAGGAAATGCTCGTGGTAAAGCCACAGTCTGTCAAGACTGTGGGGATCAAGGGTTTGTTGAATGGGCAAATTTAACAGGTAATTATGGAGATATTAATGATTATAAATCACTATGTAGAAAGTGTCATCACAAGCTGGATGGACATAACTATAAAGGTTGGCATACCAGGAGAGGGGGTGTTGTTTCGGCATGAGTAAAGTACAAGGACTAAAAATATTGTATCTCTCATGCCATTAGCTGAGCATCTTAGAATATGATGAAACCAAACTCTTTACAGAGATGGGTCATCAGGTCTTTAGCGTGGGTGGGGCATATCAGAATCCAGATAATCCTCAAGATGTTAAGCGTCCTGGATATAAAGGATTTTATGATGACCACCTGCAAGCTGTTGCGCTTCAGTGTTCAAAAGAAAACCTCCATCAGGAACTAATTGATTGGGCTGATGTGATCTATATAATGCACCGTACTGATTGGGTGCTTCTTAACTGGCCTAAGATAAAACATAAGAAAGTTATCTATAGAAGTATCGGACAATCTAGCCCAGAAGTAGAATCAGAGTTAACACTTCCAAGGATTGAAGGCTTAAAGATTGTGCGTTACTCTCCCAAAGAAGCAAATATTCCCAACTTTGCAGGCGAAGATGCAATGATCAGGTTCTACAAAGATCCTAGCGAATTCACTAGTAATACTGGAGAGGTAAATAAAATTATCACAGTTGCTCAAAGCATGAAAAAGAGGGGGGCATTTTGTGGTTTTGATATTTTTGAGGCAGTTACAGCTGGATTACCTAGATCGCTTTATGGACCAGATAACGAAGACTCTGGCATAGAGGGCGGTCTTTTATCAATTGATGATCTTAAGAAGGCCTACAGGACTTCAAGGGCATACTTCTGCACAGGAACTTACCCAGCACCTTATACATTAAACTTCATTGAGGCATTCATGTCTGGAATACCTATTGTGGCAATTGGAAGAAATCTTGCAGATATTCAAATATGGCCAATGGACACCTATGAAGTTCACGAGTTAATTGAAAACGGAATAAATGGCTTTGTTTCAGATGATAAGGCTACATTAAGAACATGTGTTGAGTTACTACTGAATAATCCCGACGAGGCTAGGAAAATAGGGAGAAGGGGTAGGGCTCGAGCAATTGAGTTATTTGGTAAAGAGACTATTAGAAAATATTGGGAAGACTTCTTCGCCTCATTACAATGAATGTCTTAGTTGATTATCATCATGGAAACCTACTCTATTCACTGCATTTGTTATTTGAGAAACGACTGGGTTGGAAGATGTATCGTCCTATTGGGCTTGACTGGTTTGACCATGGATTCTTCAAAATTGCAGAGCCATATGGAAATGCTCAAGACACGATCAATCAATACTTAGACATTTCCGCTAGGGAATGGGATAGGTTTAAGTCTCTTAGTGGTGGAAGCTGGAAAGAGGATGATGTCTATCGTGTTCCAGATGGGGAAAACAATTTTGTTCATAGGGCGATAACGCTAGATACATTCAAGAAAATGAAGTTCGATCTTGTAGTTTCTTCACACCCCCTTCATTCTAACTGGGCAGATCTTCTTGTATATCAACCAGAAGCAAAGTATATAGCTCAAATAGGAAACGAGAATCAAAATACCAACGCCGAAAACGTGTTATGTTCTACAGCTGATTTTAAGCCTCAAGCTGGACAAAATATCATTAACTATCATCAGGAATTTGATTTAGATGACTATAGTTATAAACCTCCCCAAAATCACAATAAGATCACTAGTTTTGTAGTAGGGCTACCAGAGGCTGGAACATTTAACTCATATAAGAATTCACTCCCCAACTATGACTTTAAGGCTTATGGCGCAGGCCTTGATGAGGGAAGTCTAGGAAATGCAGCAGAAATATCAAAAGAGATGCAAGACTCTGCGTTTGGATGGCACATAAAGCCTGCTGATGGATATGGTCATGTAATCCATAAATGGTATGCATCTGGCAGGCCATTGATTACAAGAAAGTCATATTATGAAGGTAAGATGGCTTCACCCCTTCTTATAGATGGTGAGACTTGTATTGACTTAGATGCCCATACTTTTGATGAGAACGTGCAATTAATAAAATATTGGTCAATTCCAGAAAACCATATGAGAATGTGTGAAAATGCCTATCAACGGTTTAATGCCGTCGTGAATTTTGAAGCTGAAACGGAGAAGATTAGAGAGTGGATTAATAATCTAATGGGTAGCTAGCCTCAAAGAAGTTATACAGGTATCGTGAGAACACGAAAATATGCGAAGTTAAATCTTCCAAAAGTCGAAGAGATCTCTAAACCAGAAGTCACTTACCCCTCCCCTCAAGTAGATGACAAGATAGTTATTCATTTCAACCAACCAGTTGAGATCTATATCAATCAAGAACCATATATTGGAGTTGATATAGAAGCTCCCTCATATACCGTTGCCGCAGAGATAGTAAGAATCGCAAGAGAAGCATATGGGCAAGATATTATCTAATACCTTCGAAATCGAATAGAAAATAATATATTTTTATGGCAGCAACATTTGCATTTGATAGAGACACGGGCACACAGACTGGATCACCTACTAAGGGTACAACCCGAACCGCAGGTGTAACAGACGTTAATTGGAAGAATACAGGTACAGAGGGTACAGCATATTCAGCAGCTCCGATAACTGATGGGTCTAACTCATATGAACTCTGGACTTTTGGACACTTCTCAGGAACATTCAATCAAATTTCCGCAGGACTTTGGGCACATACAGCTACTGCTTTCGGAACAGGACTAACGCTCAAATCGACACCCGCATGCACAGGTGATGGAGATAGACTTCTTTACACCACCCCTTCAACTTCAGCAAACGCCAATCTTACTGTGAATGCTACTTCAGCAATCGCTATCGGATCAGGAGTAGCAGTCTGCTTTGGAGCGACAGGACCAGAGGCAACTGGCAAAGCTACTTCAATGACTACAAACCCTTGCTATACGAACTATCTCACAACCCAACTTCAGACATCAGGAGCAGCAGCTGGAGATACAGCACAGGTCACAATGACCCTTCAATACAATGAAAACTAGAATAGCATTTAATGCAACTACACAAACAGAAGAGGAAGCAATAGTTACCATTGATAGGAATGGAGAGTATCTTTTTACCTTTTCAAATGGAGCATTCTTCAAACTACCTTCAGACTTTACAAAAGAACAGATAAATAAAGCACTTGATGACCTAAAGACCGCCAATGAAGGCCAGCTCCTTCAGGAAGTTATTGATCAAGAGAACGAAGAGAAGTTAGACAATGTTTAATTTGAAATATCTTTTTAAAGCTACTTTCTCAGATGGGACTGTTATTAAGCAAACTTCAAAAGATGTATCGAAAATTGATCCTAAACGATCAGCTTTTTATGACGTTCTTAACTGTGACAAGACTTTAGAAAAGTTTGAGTTAACAGGCTTTCTAGATAAGTGGTCAGTTAATTTAAAAACAGGCGAATTCACACATAACAATAAGAAGTTTGTTTTAGAAGAGAACTATAAGGGAAAAAGGAAGTTAGAGTTTTTCAGACAGCATCAGCATGATTTCAATGGGGTTGGTGAGACAGACCATCGAATAATTTACTTTTTAGGATATAGCGTTAAAAAAGAAAAGTACTTAATAGGAATTAAATAATGAAAAAAGCAGTAATTACAATTCCAGAGGATATCAAAAACGCAAAGGGGATTCTTGGTCCTATTTGTAATAAATGCTCAGGGTTTGGGTTCACATACACTCTTGAAGGTAAAAGCTTAAATTGTATAGAGTGCCACGAGACGGGAGTATCAGTAAATATAGTTGACCTACAAAAACAGGTAATTGAACTAACCAGGCTTGTAAAAGCTCTATACACAGAACTTAAAAGTAAAGGACTTACAAATATAAACTAATATGAGTAGACAATTTTGGACAGAATGCCTAGCATGGGCAACAGCAGCAGGAACCGCAATCGCCTCATCAGCAACTGAGACAATTCTTTTTCCTAATGTAACTCTACCTGCAGGTTTTATGCAGGACGGTAGAGTGCTACGTTTGACTGCGTTTGGTGGATATGGAACTACAGCGACTCCCACGCTAAAATTCTCAGTCAGATGGGGTGGAGTATCTGGAACAGTCTTAGCAGCACAAGCAGCCAACGTTACAACATCAGGTACTGGAGGAGGAGCTTCGATGACATCTCTATGGGAACTTCTCGCTGTAATTCAGACTCGCTCTAATGGCTCTTCAGGCACACTCTTTACTAATGGGCACTCAATCCTTCATACAGCAACGCTTCTGACAGCTGGAACAGTAACGAACTATGGTCAAGTAGCTCCTCTTGTTTCAGGTTCAACTGGCGGTACAACTCCAGTAGCAGTTACAGCCGATCTTACAGCTGATACAGCACTATCACTCACAGCAGTTTGGGGGACTTCAAATGCGGCCAATTCGATACGAGGAGACATGTATATAATTGAAGCTCTTAACTAATATGGTATGGCAGAATCACGAATCTCAAGAATTAGCTCAGCTTCAGCTGAAGCTGCTACTGTCACTTTAGGCACTCATGCCAAAGGTGATCTTATTCTCATTTGTGCTGTCAGAGACGGCTCGGTAACAAACCCCACAATCCCCACTGGTTGGACGAACATCACAAACACTACCGATGGAACACTCATATCGGTATCGGTTGGTTGGAAATGGGCTACCTCAGCAGCCGAAACATCAGGAACGTGGACTAATGCTACTGGTCTCATGTGCCATGTTTACAGAGGCGCTGATCCAGTCACTCCATTTGGAACCTTTGGAGGGGGATCTACCGCTGCTACAACTGTTAATTACTCCGCTTCTACTGGAGTTACAAGAGCAAGAATGGACAATCAATGGATCATTAGATTCGCAATATGTACTGGAGTTGACACCACCACTCTTAATACTGCGCCAACTGACTGCGTTAATGTCATTAATGCTCTGGGTGCAACGCAGGATATGGTAAGTTTTGATACAAACGGTCCAGTTCAAAATGGGGCTGCAGCCCAAAATATTACTCATGGTGGCGCATCACAAAACAGCATCAACGTTATGATCCCCATGTACCCACCACAGATGAAATTAAATAACTACCAATCCGTAAGAAGCGTAAGTGCAGGAGTAATGAGCGTTGGAGAAAGGATACGATAATGGCTACCTTCTACTTTGATGGACACTCAGGAATCAGCGATCCAGATGCAGTATGGACAAATGATGCTAATGCATTCGATTCTGATAACATCAGCATCGCTTCTGCCTCTGCGCTTGGAAGCACATCTTCAAACTTCCTGCTTGGGCAAGGCACTACTGCACCAGCAGCGGGTTTTCCGATACGTTTAGTTCAGGTTAGATCATACAGTTTTTCTTTTGACTATATTGTTACTATAAACATATATTCAGCTGGCTTGGGTGAGTTATTGGGTACGGTTAGCGTGGGTGGGGGCACAGGTTTTGGTGCATACGTAGATCTGGCTGCCCCAACAGGAGGCTGGACGTGGCAGAAAGTACAAGATCTTGAGGCTAAGGCCTTCGCAACTGGAAACACTGCCGCGCCAAGGGTATCAATCATTGAGCTTGCTGTCTTTATTGACCCCCCAGCAAGTGGCATCTATAGATTACAAGGATTTCAATAATATGATAAAGCGAATTGTTCAAACAAAGACAGCCACTGGTACAGCCCCAACAGTAACGATTACGTGGACGAATGACACTACGACTGGAGATACGATCGTTGTAGTCGTTGGTGCGAGCAACACTAGCTCAACAGTCTCATCGATCACTGACAGTCAAACCAATACATACACAAAAGTAGACTCTTCAGGAAATGGCGTGCAGGGTGAACTCTGGATAGCTAACAACATTACTGGCGGAACTACCCCGACTATCACTATTACGCTCGCAAGTATTTTTAATGTAGCCGCTATTGCTAGAGAATATAGTGGGATGGCCACTTCAGCCCTTGACGCTAATCATGCCGTCACCACATTTACCTCAGTTGCACAGGTTCGAGCAACTTCTAGCGCTATCTCCAGTCAAGCTCGTGAACTTGTTGTAGGCTGGATTGCCTGTAACACCACAGTCCCTACTACCACAGGTGGCTTCACGCAACTTACTACACTCTCTGGAACAGGGGTGATTGTGGCAATAGCAGACAAAGTTATCAAAGGAGAGGAATACTCCACTTCCATATTCACAGTTACTACTGACACAGTCGTTATTGGAGTTGCGAATCTCAAAGACGTTGAAGAGGGAAGCGCAGTTCCGATTAAGTCACTTAGGCCTTATCCTTTCGCACCAGGACTAGCACGATGATATGAGTAGGCAGACTTTCACATTAAAAGAATGTATTAAAATGAGTGGGCTTATTTTGGACCTTCTTAGCTGGTTACAGGAAAAAACAGGTTGGTACGATTATTATTATAAAATAAAAAAATATAAAATAAAGAAATAATATGTCATTTTTTCAACTTAAATCGCCATTCTTTGGAAACCCACTAGTTGAACCGCCAGCGTCGGGTGATTCTACTGTGGGACAGACAATCCAGGGCATAGCTCGTATTGCTAAAGATGTTGCTCAGACCATATTAGGTAAGGCTAGGATAGCCCTAGTAACCTCTCAAACCATTTTAGGATTGTCGAGAATTACTAAAACGGTAAGTCAGACTATTCTCGGCTTATCTCGCATTACTGCCTCTACGAGTAGAACCATTCTTGGAAGAGCAGATATTCTCGCTACAACTACCCGAACGATTTTAGGTCTCTCTCGTATTACAAAATCAGTTGCACAAACTATTCTCGGACTTTCTAGAATAACGGCATCTACAACTAGGACAATCTTAGGTAAGGCAGATATTCTGGCGACCACCTCCCAAACTATTCTCGGAAAGTCTAGAATCACTGCTACTACCTTACGAACGATTTTAGGAAAAGCGAGTATTGCTACCTTAGCAACTCAAACTATCCAAGGTCTCTCGAGAATTACTATTGCCACTACCCGAACGATTTTAGGAAAAGCTCGTGTAACAGCAGTAGCGACCCAGACTGTATTAGGTAAAGCAAGAATAACAACAACAGTTCTTCAAACTGTTCAGGGGTTATCAAGAATTACCAAATCAGTTTCACAGACTATCCAGGGTTTGTCACGTATAACGGCTCAGACTTCACGCACGATCTTAGGTAGGGCTGATATCTTAAAAACCACCTCCCAAACCATCCAAGGACTCTCTAGGATTACAAAGACAGTAACTCAAACTGTCCAGGGTCTATCTCGCATTACTGCTACAACTTCACGCACGATCTTGGGGAAAGCCGACATCTTCAAATCTACGACCCAAACAATTCTAGGAAAGGCGAGAGTTACCATAACATCTTCACAGACTATTCTAGGTAGATCTAGAATAACAAAAACTATTACCCAGACTATTCAAGGACTGTCAAGAATTACAGCTGTGTCTTCACAAACCATTCAGGGTCTTGCAAGAATTGCAGGAGATGCAGTTACCCAGACAATCTTAGGCAAAGCAAGAATCACTGCAACTTCTCTTCAGCCAGTCCTGGGTAGGGCAAGAATAAATATAACAACCTCCCAAACCATCCAAGGTTTGGGAAGCATTATACTAGCTTCCACTCAAACTATCTTGGGTAAGGCATACATTACATCAACTACACTTCAGGATATTTTGGGTAAAGCGAATATTAGAGCGACTACTCAACAAACGATACAGGGGATATCTAGGATCAGAGCTTGGACAAGGGAAAATCCGAGCACTGGTTCGTGGTCACAACAGTCTACAAGTTCTTCTATTTGGAATAGACAAAACTAAGTTCGTGGAATCTCTTCTGTCCAGGTTGCAGTATCTGGGGTTTCTTCTGTCCAGGTTGCAGTATCTGGGGTTTCTTCTGAAGCAGTGTTGTTCTGCCCTCTCCAACTAAAAATATTTCTCCAGACGATATTTGATCTATATGTTCTTGCCATAGTTATGCTTGTATAAAGATGTACCCTCCATATGAGGGTTCATAGAACGACGTCATAATGAAGGCTGAGTTGCCAGATCCTGACTGACTTACATTGAGGGTGGTTGACCCTGGGGGTGTAATTGCTGCGTTACTATCAAAGATCGCTCTGTTTGACCCGTTCCCTTGTCTAAGCGTTGTCGAAGCTCCAGCGGACACATTGAAACCATCAGTTGAGCACCAACCAACTGTCCAGGCGTTGTTCTGTGTGGTGGTTATGCTCTTAGATATCGAACTTGCTGAGGTTGCTGTTGCATTTCCAGAGACATCGATACTAGGTGATGTAGCGAAGTAGGAGGCAGCGTCTCCTCCGATAGTTGTTGAAGGGCTTGCGTTAATAACAATGTTATTAGCTCCAGTTGCAGGAGCAATGAGATACCACAGGCTAATCCATAGGTTACCTGGGACTTGTACTGGACTCGCTGTTGGGACTTGAGTCATTGCAACACCAGCGTAAGTAACTCCCGTTATGTAATCTCCCCCCGTCGCAAATGCTCCTACGAAGAGAATGTTGCCACTGTTTGTATAAGAGGTTGTAAGGCTTGTGCCAGCTGCTGCACCAAGATCTAGGGATGTATCAACGGAAATCATATTGGGTTATGGGAGTTCGAAACGCATCTCCACTATCAGTCCCTTGGCTGGAGTCGTGTGAACGGCGTCGATGTCGATGGCGATTTGGTCGCCTGTGGCTACGTCGTCATTTGCAGTGTCAATCACTGCGGCGGTTGCTGCTGTCGAAGTATCCGTCTCAGTAGAATCAATAGTGAGTTTCGTAGTAAGCATGTCAGCCGCTTGTGTCTTATTGCGGATTTGAATATCCATCGTGCCTGTCGTGCCAGCTGTATAGACTGCCGCTGCGACCCCTGTCAGGTTCATCCCATTTAATTCAGCTGGAACTCTAAAAAAGGCTTGACCATCTCCAGTTGCTAGAGACGCTGCAGAAGACCCAACTGGGATTTCAACAATCGTTGGACGGCGGTATTTGCCTGTCCCTTTCATCTTAATATCCCATCCGACATTTGAATCATCTCCAGATGCTGAGGTGACTGGATTAGCCCCCGTAGCTGCATTGGCTAAAGTTAGCTCATTCACTGCACTTCCAGTAGCTGTAAGCTTTAGCAATTCATTTCCACCTGTATCTGAAATCTTAGTACCAATTTTAGGACTTGTTAGAGTTTTTTCTGTAAGAGTCTGTGTATCAGTATCACCAACAACATTTCCAGATATTCCGTGAGCAACGGTTGCACTTATATGACTTGCTAATGAGGATGCCGTGGATGCAGCTGAGGTAACTAGACTTGCTAATGATGTTCCTATGGAAGAATACCAATGGGCTCCTCCAGAAATGTTCTTCAACTGGGTAGCTACCATATCAAAGAACTCTCCTAGTGAAGCAGGAGTAGCAGTGGGTGTTGTAGCCTCTGTAATGGTCCTTGCAGCAACTAAATCTGTTTCAATAGCCGTTACCTCATCTTGAATAGCATTAATTACTACATCGCCTTCAAGCCCCGTGTCATCCATCTTGGAACCTTGGTTGAGATTTGTAAACGTTTTAGCACTGGTTGGATAGGAAGCCATACCTTTTATATAGGGATTTTGGCCTTAAAATCGTATTGGATAATATTATCCAATGTCTCAGATCTGGTCATTGAATTAAAAGTTATCTATGGCACAAACTAGATCTGATATCCGCACAAGAGTAAGGGACTATATATATGAGTCTGTAGCAGATATTATTACCGATACTCAGTTAAACACCCTCTTTTTAGAAGAGCTCCGATCCCTACCTGCTAAGGGCATCTATCTTGAAGAACTCTGGACAACATCAACTGTTGAGAACCAAGAAGATTACACACTGCCAACTGGATCTTTCAAAGCTGAGCTTGTTGAGCGAAATGAGGGAACGACGACTGCTCCTCGATGGGTACCAATCGTTGGAGTAGATAACTATGCTGGTGCTATTTATCTTCCTTATCTTCCAAGTACAACTGAATCTATCAGGATTAAAGTTAAGAAAAAGTTCACAGAAGTAACGGATGATTCTACTGCGCTTGATCTACCAGATGATAAAACCGAGGTACTTGTTTGGGGCATTGTAGTAAAGGCGTACAAAATTCTCATTGGTTATTACAGAAACGATAAGAGCTGGGATTCTGTTACTAAACCAGGGGATGTCGGACTTTCTTCTCTTCAGGCGTGGTTAAGAGATGCTAAGAGTGAATATAAAGACCTTATTAAGATGCATGCATCTATTTCACGACCTCGTGATATAGATCTTGTAGGTTAATCTAATGTTTGGACTGGGTCATAAATAATAACGTATAACTATGGCAGGAGCATATCAACAATCTGGCGGGGACATAGGAACATTACTTCGACTAATTCAAGAAGAGAAGTCAGGGAGTGTTCTTAACGCACCTCCAGCAACAGATCCTAACTCACCTATAAGGGGGCAAGACCAAGGACCTCTCCTATCTCCAGAAGCCCCAGGGGGAACAAGAAATGTTTCAATTAAACCAGAGGGTCTAGGGGGCCTTGGAGCAGAGAGCGTTGTTCCAGCAGAAGGTGGATCCTCTATACAACCAGGAAGGGTTGTGGGGGCAGTTGCACCGTCTGTTAGATCAGCTAGTTCCTCAGCAGGAAACCCTACTAGTGGAAGTCCAGTTGTAGCGAGTGTTTCGCCATCAAGAGTATCCTCACCTAGTTCTATGCCTAAAATTGGCACGTCTCTATCTTCTTCAATCGTTCCAAAAGCATCTTCTATATCTGCCGTTTCTAAGTCTATTCCTAAACAAGCATCAATATCAAAAGCCCCAACAGTTCAATCAAAAACTCCTACAAGAACAACAACGGGGGCATTGGGTGCACTTACTACAGGGTCTTCTATTGCAACTAGGATACTCCCAGCATTAGCAGAATCTACCCTTGGAAAACTTGTAAAAATACCTCTTGGAATAATAAATTATGGGGGAGCTCAAAGAGCAACTTCTAAACAGGTCAAGTCTTAGGTTCCTTCTTAGCTTCAACAGTCCCCATCATAAATGGAATCGGTAACATCCCCATAAAAATAACTACTATGGCCCATACCTTTGGTAGATCATATTTCTTAATTAAATAACCCGAAAAAATTAACCCAACTATAAGGTTCGAAATAATTGCTATTAAGTCCGAGGTGTCTTTAGGAATAATGTAATCAAGTAAAGCAAGTAGAACCCCAAAAACAACTAAGAATATAAAACCTTTTAAAAAACCCTTTAAGTATAATTTCATATTAACATCTTCCTGGAGTACAACCCATCATATCTACAAATTCTCCACTTGAAGAGTAGGGGTGATACCTTCCATACATGCCAAAGATTATTGCTACCAAAGCAAAAATAATTAAATATAGTACTAATTTATAATTAGACATGTGGACATTTTAACCTTACTCTCATTTTCTGTCAATAAGCATTATCTAGTGTGAGAATTTCAGGTTGGCGTGAAGAATAGCTTCATGGGATACAGTACCTTCAAAAGTTCTCCGAAGAGTCTAATTCAATCTGGGGATATAGGACAAGGACAAGTTAAGCTGGAGCATTTAGACCCAGGCCTCTTTACAGAAATAAAGGCGGTTGGCTTACATAACCATTCAGGAACTAAATCGAGAAGGGTAAAGATACCAGATTTGGAAGGAGCTTTTGGCTCAGATGGCTTCTATATGTATGGGACTAACGGTACTAGGTATCACGTAACCATAGTCGCAGGGGTACTAACCGTGACAGCTGGATGAAATAATGGCAGCATATGCATCAAAATATCATATTGGAATTGACGGAAAAGGATACGTCCTCAGTCAGACACGATCAGGAACGAGACTCTATCAAAAAAAGAAGGCTCCTGCTTTCGTAAATAAATTTGGAGGCGGAGACTCTTCTTATAGAGACGCAACCTTTTGGCAGTATTTTGTCCAAACCAACTGGAGAAATGGGTCAAAACAACTTAAATTCGATGATCCAGGAAAGTTCTGGAAGTCTTCAGACGTAGATACAACCATTCTCGAACAACTCACCTTATCTAAGGCATTTGTATCAGCGGGTCAGATTGCCTCTAACGTGAACGTTAATTGTATGGAAGCATGGAGATCATCAGCTTCATGGTGGGATTCTAATTATGGATATAGACAACAGTTAGTAATTACCGCAGGATCTGGAAGCACAGTGCCATCTGGATACCCAGTTAAAATTAGCATTGACACAGCTGCTCTACAAACGGCTACCAAGGTCAGGAGTGATCGAAAGGACTGGAGGGTAGTTTATTTCAATGGATCCTCATGGGTTGATTTGACACGAGACTATGTAGATACCACTGTGACTTTTTTCGCTCTACAGTCAGCAATAACAGCTTCCTCTTCTGACTCCAACTATTACGTTTATTATGGATATGCCTCAGAATCCACAACTAAGCAGGCATCGACAGAGGCTGAATATAACTCTGTATACGGAATGTATGGAACCACACCCGATGCAAACTCAATAGCTATCTACCACTTCAGAGAAGGTTCGGGCAACCCTAATGATGACTCCTCAAATAGTATTACAGCGACAGCTAATGGTTCTCCTACGTGGGAAACTACAGGAAAACTCGGAAGAGATGTCCTTCTCGGGGGGGATGGGGATGGTTATATTATTGACGATGCAGCGGCAGTCGATCTTGGTTCGCTAACGTTAGAATTATGGGTGAAAATAGCCGCAGCAACAGGAGAGTCTTTCATTATTGCTAAGTATGCAGCTTATGAGCTTAAGGAAGTTAGTGGTAAGTTTAGGGCAACACTGCGCTTTGATGGAAGTAGTCTAGATTTAACTACAGCACTGGCATACGATGATGGAAATTGGCACCATGTTGCACTTACCTATGATGGTGTTAATACAGCAAAAATATATGTAGATGGCACGGCAGTTGCTACCTCAACGTCTGGAGAGGCGGTTGTCTCCAACGATAGAAAGGTATTTATTGGAGCAAACTCTGCTGATGGTTCAAGTGCTTCAGCATCTGGATTTAATGGACGAATACAACATGTACGAATCTCTAACACAGCAAGATCATCATTCCCATACGTTTTAACTAGTGAGCCTTCTGTTGTAGCAGGGAGTGAAACAACCACACAGCCACCATCTTCTTCGTTTGATCTTTATGCTGGGGGGTCTGATGGAAAAGTGTATAAATATGACGGAACTACAACCTGGACTGAGCAATTTGATGCAACAAGAATAATCTGGTATGAGACTGGCAATGATGCAAACGAGATAGTTGGAGACGAGGGGGGTACTGAAAAAGCTAAGTCTCAAGGATTTCAATTACCTGCTAGCTTGACTGTATCTAGTGCCTCATTCTATCTAAAAAAGAATGCAGGAACCCCTGGAAATATTACTGTTAGAATCGAGACAGACAGCACAAATAAGCCTTCTGGTACTTTAGCTAACGCTAGCGCAACTGGGACTATAACATCGTTTTCAACGACTTCCTACGGATGGGTGACTGTTACCTTCGCAGCACCATTTTCATTAAGTAGCGCAACCACTTACCATTTAGTACTGAAAACAGCCGCAGCTGCAAACGATACTAATTATGCATGGGCAGCAGATGCATCCTCCCCTAGCTTCTCATCTGGAGCACAAAGCTACTCAACTGATGGTGGCTCTACTTGGACAGCTGATTCAACGAAGGATCAGTACTTCAGGCTCCATAGTCAATCAACAGAGATACTTTCAATGCTGGTATCTTCTCTAAGCTCCCAAAAGCTACATGTTGGCGTAGGAAACCCAACGGGGCAGACGAATGGAGATGCAAGAATTTACTCATTTGATGGTACTACTTGGGCACTAGAAAAAGCATTTGCTACTGCAACTGAATCAATGGTAACGGCTATTGCGGAATACTCCTCAGCAAATAAGGCCTATGTTGGACTCGGACCTCAAGCAAAAGTCTATGAAACAACTGATTTCTCAACATTTACTCTCTCGAAAGATATTAATATCCCTCAGAATCCTGGTTACATATATGCAATGAAAGAGTACAACAGGGTGCTTCATGCTGCGGGCGGTTCTCCAGAGTTCCTGCCAGCGCAGTATTACAACGGATTTATCAACACATATGATACGACAGCCTGGAATGCTCTCTATCCATTTGATTTCACTGTTATTCGCTCGCTTGAGTTTTACGATGCATATCTCTTTATGGGCACCTACCATGGGCACCTATATGTATATGACACCTCAACTTTAAACCCTCTGTTTAATTTCAAAGATCAATATGGGTACCGAGTTGAAATAAAGACGATGAAGTACTTTGATGACAAGCTTTATATTGGCCTCTATCCTCAAGCTGGATCAAATGAAACAAACGTTGGAATATGGATCTTCGATAGAAGGGGATTGTCTCTTGCCCATACCGTTTCTGGTGTAACTGGGTATAGATGTTTTGCCGTTGTTAATGGGACGCTCTTTGTTGGTACAGGGACTAATGGCTATGTATATAAGCTAGATCCAACTAAATATGCAACGAGTGGCTGGGAACAATCCTCGTATTTTGATGCCAACCTTCCATCAATAGATAAGCTTTATAACGCAGTTACAATACGCCATGACCCCCTTGAGTCTGGGCAGAATATTACTGTTTATTACAAGTTCAAGGAGTCAGATTCTTGGACGCTACTGGGATTATCCAATACAGTCGGAGACACAGAGAAGATACTATCATTTCCAACAGGTACGTATTCTAAGAAGATATCTTTGAAGACTGAATTGAATACCACCGATACAACAAGCACTCCTGTGTTGACAGAAAGAATCATGCAGTATTCTCTCTACCCAACTAGGAAATGGCAATGGACATTAAGAGTTAAAGCTACTAAGCATCTTAGATTACTAGATAACAGTCTAGAACCTAGAACCTCTGAGCAAATACGAGCAGATTTAGAAGATCTATTCTCATCACAACAACTCTATAGATTCACTGATGTTGATGGGGTCTCATACAACGTTCTAATGAATGACTTAGATACTCAATCGTGGGTGATAAATCAAAATGATGTGAACGAAGAAGAGGTAGCAATTACTTTACTTGAAGCATAAATGGAGCAGTTTATAACAACATTACCAAACACATTCCTAGGATGGATATCTACGATAATTGTAATTCTAAGTGGAGTAGTTGTTGTCTTTAATAAGATACGAAACGATGACCTTAAGACACTGAGGGATTCCAATAAAGATCTTAGAGACGCTCACGATGATAACAATAAGAAGATTGAAGAGCTCGAAAAGAGTCTAAAACTACTTGCAGAAAAAGTCTTAGTTCTAGAAAGTGAGAAAAAGACAATTCAAGATCTTGTTGTACTAGCTCTAGAAGCATATTTTGAAAACAACCCCAGTGAAGCCCTCAAAACTAAAACAAAAATTAAAACCGAGATTACAACCAAAGTAAGTTAATATGACAATACTCTCACAAAGAGATAAACGTTGGAAAAGTATTACGCTTGGAACAAGCGGTACGATAGGTGACTTCGGTTGCACCATTACTTGCCTCGCCATGATTATTGGCTCAACCCCCGATGTGGTAAATGAAAGACTCAAAGCAGTTAATGGGTATGCTCAGGGCAACTTAGTTATTTGGGCTAAGCTTGAGGAGGCTTTTCCAGGAATTAAGATTAAAAGAGTTTGGTCTTATGATAATGCAGACGTTCTGAAAAATGTTCCCAATGTTCTCGTAGAAGTAGATGGCAAGCCAATTGGCGGATATCGTCATTGGGTAGTCTATGTTGGAAATAAGAAGGCATACGATCCTTGGACTGGAACAGAAGTCCCAACTTCTCAATACCCTACACCTGTTTCCTACTGTGTTATTGGTGGGACATGGAATAAGCCCTCCCCTGTACAAGATACTGTGGCAGTCGATAAAGCTACTTTTGAGAACCTTGTAAGAGGGAGCACAATCCGTGACCGAGTAAGAGAAAAGCTGAATGTTGAGGACTCTGAGACAGTTATATTGGCCGAGATAGACAAGCTTATTAAATATGAAGATACAGTTGTGGAGAAGGAAAAACAAATCATAGATGCTGCCACCAAAATTGCCACTCTTGAAGGACAAATTAAAGAGTTCACCACAATAAGTGAAAACCTCAAGGACGCTAACCTTATTCTTAACCAGCAAGTTCTAGATCAAAAGGATGTAATTCAAAAGCAGGATGTGAGCATCGCTACTATGACAAGGCAGCTCGATGACCTCAAAAAAATGATTAAGATGCCAGTATTCTCTGGATGGAAGAAACAATTAGTGCTTTTTCTGAGCAAGATCTGAGGTGAATAATTATGGAAAATTTACAAGCAGTAGCAGTCATTATAGGCATTGTTAAGGGTATTACTCTTGGTGTGCCAGAGCTTAAGCCACTTCACGCCTTCCTTATCTCTCTAGCCCTTGGTGTAGTTCTAGGACTACTTCATTATTTTGGACTTACAGTTGAGACAGGAGTCGTAGCAGCATTAACGGCAACAGGCGTGTATCAGGTTGCTAAGAAAGTGGGGGGTCAGTAATGTCTCACGAAAGATATTATCTTGAAGACAGATTGAGAGTCCCATTCAAAGACTCTCTCAAGGTTATAGAAGAGCCAGAAGAAAAACCAGAACAAATCTTTGGTTATGATCAGGAAATCTATCCTATTAAGACTGCTGAGCCACTACTTGCAACAGGAATTCCTAAACCAAAAATTCTTGGATACTAATGAATGAGGAGCAAGAACTACAGATTAGGTCAGTATTCTATCGGAATTACCTTAACGTACTTTCAGCCCCTTTGATTCAAGAAATTTTAACTGAGATTAAGAAGATTCTTGACCATGAAGGAGAAAGCACGTAGGGTACCAATTCCTACTGAAACACGATTCCAGATTAAACATGAACAGGGGTGTAATTGCCTGGTAT